TCAAGCCAAACCAGTGCACAGTGTGGTGGCTGCGGCCATGTTCCAGCAAGGCGTCAGCGAAGATATCGAACGCGGTCCCATACGCAGTAGCAGCCAGCGTGAAAGCCCCAGTGCAGTGTTTGGTATTAGTACTCCGGGAACTGCGGTTTATCAAGGTGGCCTGGCCCCCAGTGATGCTAGAGCCAAACTAAATTCAGGTGAAGTCAAACCTGCAGACCTGCAAGTTATTGGACGCATGGGCGGACACACCTTGGTCATGGACGACGGGGACATTGACGGCAACAATCAACTGTTTAGATTGCGCACGGCCAAGGGTCATCAAATCACCATGAATGACTCGGGTAATTTCTTGTACATCTTGCATGCCAACGGACAGACTTGGATTGAGTTAGGTCAAGAAGGCACTGTGGATGTGTTTAGTACCAACTCAGTAAACATAAGAACACAAGGTGATATAAATCTGCATGCTGATCGTGATATCAACATGTATGCTGGCAGAAATATCAAGGCCAAAGCCAAAGAAAACATACAGCTTCAGGCCGAAATTGATCTCATTGCCACTGCACAGCAAAACTTAACATTGTACAGCAAAGCCGCTGTGGGTATCAAGGCTGATGGTTCACTGGCATTGCAAAGCGCCACAGGATCCTGGGCTGGAGGCGGCAGTTTGGCTTTGAGTGCTGGTGGCATTGATTTAAACGGTCCTGCTGCGGCATCAGTGACTGCTCCACAACCATTACAGAAAACTCTGTTAGATGACACTGAATTTGACACCAGCAAAGGTTGGCAAGTGGTTAAAAACAAACTTGAAAGTGTGGTCACACGAGCACCAACTCACGAGCCTTGGAGTTACCACAATAAAGGTGTGGATGTAGAAGTTGCCCTAGAAGATGGCAAGCCTACTCCGCCACCTGGGGCGCCACCAGTACCAGCAGGTGTGGAGATTTCAGCAACATGAGTATTTTTAAATTTACCAATCCTTTGAATGGGCAACCTTTTGAAATCAAAGGGCCCACCACACTAACCGAAGCACAGGCTCGAGATATATTTCAAAAGCAACTTGACGCTGGCAGTTTGGTGGGATTCAAACCTGGCGACTCTCTCAGTGCAGCCACACAAGCAGCCGACGGGCTAAAATCTGCACTAAGCCAAGTTGGGCAGGCCGCTGCCGGCATTGGGGGCAGTGCGCAAGGTGCACTGCAAGGTGCACTGAAGAATTTACCATCACCTGGACAAATCAATGCAGCCGCGTCTGGTATAGCAACTGGAGTACAAACTGCTTTGCAGTCGGCCTCGTCACTGCCAGGAGGCTTAACTGGAGCATTGGACACAGCCAAGAGTTTTGCACAAAAAACTGTGGGCGGCATTACTGATGCCATTGCCAAAACTCCAGTGGCTAGTGGTATTAATGTAGCAGATTTTGCCAAACAGGCCACGGCATTGGTGCCAATTGGCAAACTGTCTGTGCCTGATGTCACTGCTACTCTTGGACAAGTTGGAAAATTAGTCAATCAAACTGCTGGTCAGATCACAAACTCTCTTGGTGTGGGAAAATTTGGATTGGATGCCAGCCAGTTAGAAACCGCAGGATTGATCAAGCCTGGCACAGCCGCAAATTTTTTAAGTACTGGAGCCAACAAACTCACCGATGTACTCAAAAGTCCCACAGTATGGACCGGCAAAGATGGTATTAAAAGTTTGACTGGTCTGTTGGAAAGTTTGCCCACTCAAGATGCAGTACAGCAAAAACTCATGGCCGTGGGCAAAGACGCTGTAAGCAATCTTGGAATCCCCACTGACAAACTAAATCCACAAGCTCTTGCTGGTACTTTGGCCAATGCTGCCAAAAGTGTGCCCAATACCATGAAGTGGGCACAGGGCCTTCCGCTGCCAACAGGTGTAAAAACAGCTTTTGACCAAGCAGCCAGTGCTTCAGCGTTTGCAGTGGGAGTGGCCCAAACCAAAATTCCTGAACCGTTCAAAGAGGAAGTAACACCACCTGTGGCTGAAGGCACCGTAAACCGTGACACCTTGAACGCTGCTGCAACTCGTATCACAGGCAATGCCAAAATTCCAGCTGTGAGTTATGACAGCAGGCCTCCCAAGGTTGACCTTGATCAGTGGACCAAAGACACTTTGAAAACCACAGGAAAAGCATTTGACTTACTCAAGAGCACTATAGAACTCAACAAAGGCCTGGGCAAAGCCACAGAAAAAGTAGAATTTATTGCTTTCAAAGATCAACTTGAATACATCAAAGGCGAAGTTGCATTGGTTGAAAGTGACCTGATCAAATATGAAAATCAAGGCAAACAGATAGCACGCGATCTTGGCAGCAATCCTTTGCAGAGCAATATTGACAGCGCCAGAGACGTACTAAAAACAGTGCTCAAAGTCATTGACAAACTCTTAGCTGCAATTCAAACACAATTAGACAAGACCACTGCCTAATAAATACAGCATGACCACATTTGTCGGATTCAATACCATCAATCAATACAAAAAGTTTACCTTGGTAGACTATGAATTGATCAAACGCGATTTGTTGAATGCGTTCAACATTCGTCAAGGCGAGCTACCTGGCCGACCACAGTATGGCACAGTGCTGTGGGATTTTTTGTTTGAAAATCAAATTGAAGAACTTCAGCGCAATATTCAGGCTGAAGTTAGCCGAGTGGCAGCACAAGATCCTAGAATCACAGTGACCAATGTGCAATGCTTTCCACAGCAGAATGGATTTCTTTTGCAGCTAGAAATAGCCACTGTGGCCAATTCCAATGCTGACATTCTCAGCGTTTTCTTTGACTTGCAACAACGCCAAGCATCCATAGTATAACTTAGCCGTTTTTGTTTTCAATAAATAATTCAAAGTGCAAGGCTAAGAGCAACAATGGCAAAAACCACAAGACAAACAGCAATATTTGGGGTAGAAGACTGGAAACAGATCTATCAAACCTACCGCGAAGCTGACTTCCAAAGCTACGATTTTGAAACTTTGCGCAAGAGTTTCATTGATTACTTGCGGTTGTATTACCCCGAAACTTTCAACGACTACATTGAATCATCGGAATTTATTGCCTTGCTAGACGTGATTGCATTCATGGGCCAGGCCCTGGCTTTCCGCACAGACTTAAACACTCGTGAAAACTATTTGGACACAGCCGAACGTCGAGATTCAGTGGTTCGACTGTCCAATCTTGTGAGCTATACTGCCAAGCGCAACACAGCCGCTCAAGGCTATCTCAAAGTTTTTAACGTTACCACAACTGAAAATGTCTATGACTACAACGGAGTCAACCTCAGCAACGTTACCATTAACTGGGCTGACCCCACCAATCCAGACTGGCAAGAACAGTTTACTGCTATCATCAACGCTGCCTTGGTTGATAGTCAAAAAATTGGTCGACCAGGCAATCGCCAAACCATATTGAGTGTGCGCACTGATGAGTATGCTATCAATTTAGTGCCAGGATTCTTGCCGGTGATTCCTTACAATGCCACCGTGGATGGTATTTCAATGCCATTTGAAGCTGTGACATCAACCAGTGTGGGTCGTGACTACGTCTACGAACCATCACCTGTGCCAGACTCAACATTCAATGTGCTGTATCGCAACGATCAACTGGGATTTAATTCAGCCAATACTGGTTACTTCTTTTACTTCAAGCAAGGTACCTTGCAAAATCAAGATTTTAACTTGGCTGAGCGTATCAGTAACCGCACTGTAAACATCAATATTGAAGGTGTCAACAACGAAGACCGCTGGTTGTTTCAATTAGACAACGTGGGCAATGTCAGTCGCGAGTGGGCTTACACCGAAAACATCTACGCCGCTGCTACAGAGCAATTGACAGGACTGCGCCCCATATACTCTGTAACTTCGAGAACCAACGATCAAATCACCATGATATTTGGCGATGGCGTGTTCAGTGAAATACCTGTAGGACAGTTTAGAGCCTATGTACGTGCATCAAATGGTTTGCAATACATTATCAACCCTGAAGAAATGCAAAGTGTGTTGCTGCCAATCAGCTATATTGATCGCAAAGGCAACTTACAGACCATTACATTTACTTGCGGAATAACCAATCCTGTGAGCAACAGTCAGGCCCGCGAAAACATTGATGCAATCAAGCAACGTGCACCTGCTAGATATTACACACAGAACCGTATGGTCAACGGCGAAGACTATAATCTCTTCCCATACACTGCCTACAACTCAATTATCAAGAGCAAGGCATTGAATCGTGCTTCAATTGGTACCAGCCGCTATCTTGATCTTGTGGACAACACTGGCAAATACAGTTCAACAAACACTTTTTCAAGCGATGGCGGATTGTGGGAACAGAACATATTGCCAACCATATTGTTCTCATGGACCAATCGCAATGAAATTGCCGATGTGATTACCAATCAAGTGCAGCCACAGCTTACCGAGTCTTCAATGAAGCAGTTTTACTATGCCAACTTCCCACGTGAAACTGCCACCAGCACTTTGCCACCAGGTATTGTTTGGGCAGCCAACGCCACCTGGACACAAAGTACTACCTTGGCCAACGAAACCACAGGCTACTTCAAGAACAACAGTGGCAACCCCATTCCTGTGGGCGAAGATTCTACCACACAATTCAGATATGCCTTGGTTGGCAGTTTGATAAAATTTGTGCCCCCCACAGGTTACTATTTTGATCGCAACAACAAACTACAGTTAGGCACACCCACCAAAGCTGACGAGCGTTTGGAAATTTGGGCTAGTCCTTTAGAAGTTGTTGGCGATGGCATGAACGCCGGCCTAGGCAATCTTGGCAACGGTGCTGGACCAATCACACTCAATAACTTTGTGCCCACAGGCGCTATTATCAGCACTGTGATACCACTGTTTATCACAGACTTGCCACTCAGTATTGAAACTGCCATGAGCGAACAGATTGTGCTGTTCCGTGATTTTGGTCTTGGATACGACAGCGACGGCAGCATTACTGGCACAGCATACTCGTGGTATTTGATAACATCTACCAATCTTGATGCCAATGCACCGTGGAGTCAAACCTATGCAGGCAACACCTCAGGCGCCAATCTTGATGCTTCGTGGTTGATACAGTTTACCGTGCAAAATCAAAACTACACAATTACTTTCCGTGGATTGCAGTACAATTTTGGATCAGTGTTGCAGACTAGATTTTTCTACTACGATGGTGGACAAATTTACGACAGCCGCACTGGCACAGTGATCAAAGATTTTGTTAATGTGTTGGCAGTAAACACACAACCCAATTCAACTGAGCCCTTGGAAGGCGACATTTTCATGACCATTGTGGGTCAACCAGTCGAAAGCGACGGCTATGTAGACGACTTCCAAGTGTTGGTCAGCTATCGTGATAGTGACAATGATGGTGTGCCTGATAATCCAGACTTCTTTACAGAAATTGTAGGCACAGTGCCTGCTGTAGCATCAGCTAGTTCACCCTGGGTGTTTTTACAACAGACTGTGGACTTTGACAACTTGCAACGTTATTTGCTGGTAGAACCAGGAGTGGTCAACAGTGACTATGCCACATTAGATGACATTGAATTGGTCAAATCAGAGTGGAGTCCAGGACAGATATTCTATGCCTACACTGATGAAAAATTTTATGAACTCAGTCAAACTGTAACCGGCGTGCTGGTACTTGACGAAGTCACTGGTTGGATTGCTCGCAGTGGCCGTCAGAGCTTGTACTTCCAGTATCGTCACAATGCGCCGCTGACTTCAAGAATTGATCCTGGTACCACCAACATTATTGACTTGTATGTGGTAACTCAAAGCTATTACACTACATATCAAAACTGGTTGCAAGATACCACAGGCACAGTGACTGAGCCCAGCCCACCATCAATTGATGAGCTTAATACTGAATATCAAAAATTACAAGACTACAAAATGATCAGTGACAACATTGTATTGAACTCAGTCACGTTCAAGCCGTTGTTTGGTGCCAAGGCAGCATCGACTCTACGTGCCACAATCAAAGTTATTCGTGCACAAAACAGCACAGCCAGTACCAGTGAAATTAAAAGTGCAGTGTTAGCTGAAATGAACAATTATTTTTCAATTGACAAGTGGAACTTTGGTGACACATTCTATTTTTCAGAGTTGGCTGCATACCTACACCGACAGCTAGGAACTATCATTAGTTCTGTGGTGTTGGTACCTTTGGACCCACAAAAGAGTTTTGGCGACTTGTATGAAATACGCAGTCAGCCTAATGAAATTTTTGCCAATGGTGCAACCATTGACAACATTGATGTGATTGAAGCCTTGACCAGTACCAACTTGCGTACTGCCCCTGGTAGTGGAGTAATTTAATGGCCAGAACACGAAGCGTTGACTTTCTACCACAGATTTTTCAGACTGACGCCAACAAGCAATTCTTGGCTGCCACTCTTGATCAGCTGATTCAAGAGCCCAAGTTTAAGAAAACACAAGGTTACATTGGCCGCACTGTGGGCCCTGGTGTCAACCCCAACGACAAATACGTAGTTGAACCCAATGCTACTAGAGCCAACTACCAGCTAGAACCTGGCGTAATCAGTCTAAAGTCCGACACCAATGTTATTAAAAATGCAATAACCTACCCAGGCATGGCCGATGCTATATCGTTCCAAGGCGGTAACGGCGGCCGCCCAGACCGCTTGTATCAAAGCGACTACTATACCTGGGATCCGTTTATTGATTATGACGCATTTGTAAACTTTGCTCAGTACTATTGGTTGCCCACAGGCCCAGACACAGTGGATGTGGGTGCCACCGGCGTGCCGTTCAGTGACAATTTTGTTGTCACAAGAGAAAATGGTGTTTACACTTTTTCTGGAGTACCTGGAGAAAATCCACAAATTGAATTGGTACGAGGCGGCAGTTACACTTTCCAAGTGGCACAAAATGCCAAGGAAACTGTTAACTATCGAGTAAAAAACACTGGTACCACAGCCTACAACATTGATTTCCAAAACAATCCCACGTTGACATTGGCTCGTGGCAACACCTATGTGTTCAACTTGGCATTGACTGGAGCCTATCCTTTCTGGATCAAAACAGCACCCACCACTGGTGTGGGCGACAGTTACAATTCAGGCGTAAATCGCAATGGTGCTATCTTGGGCTTGGTCACATTTGTTGTGCCACAAGATGCACCCGACACTCTTTATTACTCTGCACAAAATCAACCCAACATGCATGGTACATTGCAGATTGTTGACGGCACTCCGGGCACTGGCCCGGGATTTTGGATTCAAACCAATCCAGGCATTTCTGGCCGTATTCCATCAACTCCAAATATTTCCAGCAGAGATGTTTTGGGTGTGGCCAACAACGGTGAAGATCTTGGAACCATTATATTTGACGTACCTTATAAAACTGCACAAGATTTTTACTACAATCTAACAGACATTGGCACAGTTGATTTGTTGACCACAATGAAGTTTGATCAAATCAACAATCAACCAGTTGATCAGTTTATCAACACTTACAATGGTATTGATGGCATTACATATCTCAATGGTCGTACCGTGGTGTTTACCAATCCTATTGAAGATGCCGAAGGTGGTGGATGGTTACAAACCACATTGTTTGACCCAGTGGCACCAGGTGCATCTAACGAAGCTTTGCCTGGCACTTACGACACTACTACATTTGACCAAGTCACTGTAATACCTGTTAATGACCGTTATCAAATCTATACCATCAATTATGTGACTGCAAATGGTTACACATACATGCAGTTGGCAAAAA